AATTATATAAAGCGCCAGGGGCAGGAGTTTACGCAGCTTGAGGACTATTGGCGCATGGCCGCCGCTGCCGGCTGTGACCTGAACCAGGACACCGTGCGCTGGCCCAAAGACCTGCGCGCCGCCCATGACCGAATGCATGAAACAATACAGCACGAGCGGGTAAGCGACAAATGCCGGCAAGCGTTCGCTGCCATGACGGCCCGCTGCGCCGGGTTGGCATGGGAACATGATGGGATCTGCATTCGCCCGGCGGAAACGCCGCTTGAGCTGATCCGGGAAGGCAGCACCCTGCACCATTGCGTTGGCAGATACTCAGATTCCCACGCACGGGGCAGAATTATCCTGTTTGTGCGGCATACCCGACGACCAGAACGCAGCTGGTACACCCTGAACATTGACGTATACAGCAAAAAAGAAATCCAGCTGCATGGATACGGGAACGAATTTGCCAACGGTAAAAGGCTAAAAATACCCCGGCGGGTCCGGGAATTTGTGGATCTGTGGGAACGCGAGGTACTGGCCAAATGGCAGTTGCCGCCGGAACAAAAGGCCAAAAAGAAGAAAAACAAAGCCGCCGAAGCGGCGGCATAACGGGAGGGCTGAACGCAATGAAATACGATACCGAACAGATGACGTTTGTGGGTGCCGCCGCTACGGCGGAGGAATCTGACGCTCTACGCCTGCATTATGAGATCATGGCCGCGGCGCAGGCAGCGGCGGCCAGCCTGCTGGACCTGGCCCGCAAAATCAAACTAATGCGGGATACCGGTGGATACAAGGCACTGGGCTTTGACACACTGGAAGCCTACACGCTGGCCACCATGGGAATGAAGCAGCGCCAGGCGTATAACTACATTGCCATTGCCGAAAAACTGCCCGCGCAGCTGATCGAACAGAACGCGGCCGCGGGCGTTACCAAGCTGGCCCTGCTGGCGCAATTGAGCGGGCAGGAGCAGCAGCAGATCGCGGCGGAAACCAACCTGACGGAAACGACGGTGGCCGCGCTGAAAGCGCAGATCAAAGAGCTGCAGGCAAAAAATGCCGGGTACGCTGAACAGCTCAGTATGCTGCAGAATCAGCCGCCGGTGGCTGAGGTGCAGGCCGAAGAAGTGGACATGGATGCCCTGCGGGCCGAGATTCACGCCGAGATGAAGGCCGAAATGGAAAGCCAGCGCCTGGCCGACGCCAAAATGACCGAGCTGAACCAGAAAGAGCGCGATGAAGCCATAAAGGCCGCACGGAAAGCCAAAGAAGAGCTGGAAGAGATACAGCGCGCTGCTGCGGCGGCCGAACAGGCACACGCTGAAGAACTGGACAAGACCCGCCGCCAGGCCGAGGAAACTGCCGCCAGGCTGAACATGGCCGCAGATGAATCTGCGGTGCGCTTTGGTCTGCTGTTTGACCAGCTGCAGGACGCCGCCGGGAAAATATTTGACCTAGTTGATACTTTGCAGCAGGGTGGCCTGACAGAAAAAGCGGAAAAATTCCAGGTAGCGCTCCATAAGGCGCTGCTGGCCTTGGCCGATGAAGCAGAAAGGGGCGAGTAACAATGCGGCTGATTGACGCCCGCGAGGTAATGGATGCCGTTTTCAATGCCATAGACATCGATGAAGAGCAATGGAACAAAATCAAGCAAGAAGTGGACGAAATTCCGACCATTGACCCGGAGACCCTGCGACCTACGGCGTACTGGCGGGGCGACTATGACGGCTACGCAGACGGAAATCCAGTCTATGATATATGGCATTGTTCGTCGTGCGAATATTGCATCGACGACGGAACAGATGATCCTGAACTTTTACCAAAATACTGCCCGAACTGTGGCGCAAAAATGGAGGGAGAAAATGTTTGAGGCATTTGCCGCAGGTGTGCGGTCAGGCATTTTTTTGCTGGGCGTGGGCGTTGGGTTGCTGGGCGGCCTAACAGCAGCGCTGGTTTTAGGCAGGGCGATGATCGAAGCGTGCAAAGCGCTGGCCCACAAATTATAAGCAGCTAAAAGCGCAGGAGGGCATACACACATGGGTAAAAACAAACGTTTGCCGAATGATACCGTACTGGCAGCCCTGCAGCTGGTGCGCGGCCAGGCCAGGCGCAAGGCCGAGTATAAGCGCCAGGTGGATGAGATCATCCTGCGCAGCGGCACAAATTTTGTGGATACCACAACCAGCTGCGGCGCGCCCGTGCGTGTGTACCTGCCGCACGCCGGCGGGAATTCCAACGACATCACCGCCGACAAGGCCGAGGCGATCCAGCAGCTTGAGACACAGCGGGATGTGCAGATCATGCGGGCCATCGATGCCGCCGCGGATGAGATCGGGGCGGACATCCAGAGCGCCACGGTACGGGCCGCGCTGCAAAAGGCTATTGCACTCAACTGCAAGGCCTGCCGCACCTGGACATACGAGCGCTTGGAAGTGCCGGGAATTAGCCGGATAGAATTCTATCGCCGCCGCCGCAAATATTTGGAAAATGTTGCGCAACGCGTAGGAATTGGCTAAAAGTTGATACTGTGCAAGATTTTTTAGTGCTAGAATTGATATCATAGAATATTGAGAGGACAGCCCACCGGCTGCCCTCTTTTGTTTTGGAGTGTAACCCATGGCAGATAAAAACAACAAAACAACCAACCCCTGCGCCCGCTGTATCTGGCGCATGTGCGGCAACGAACGGGTGATCTGTTCCCTGCCGCGCTGTGTCAACCCGTGGCAGTGCGAGCGGCCCAAACATAAAATCGGCCCCGGCGGATGTTGGACTTACCAGCGGCCGCTGAGAAAGGCCCCCCTATGACTAACCCCCGGTATGCCAACGGAGCCCTGCGCAGAAAGCACCGGGCCCGGCTGAAAGCCATGGGTGCCCCGTGCGGAATCTGCGGCGGACGCCTTGGCCCGATCCATTACGACGAACCGTCCGATGCCGCGCACCCGCTCAGCTTTGTGGTGGATGAGATACGCCCCGTTGCCCGCTGGCGCGAGTTCGGGTACGCTTCCCCGCGAGCCGCGGCTGAAGATTGGGACAATTTACAGGCTGCGCATTACTGGTGCAACGCGCAGAAAGGCGCAAAAACAATTCCGTTTGGCCAAAAGAAAAGCAACCGATATCCAAAAATCAGCGATGGAAATTGGTGAATCCGCCGAGGGGTGGGGAGGGTCCCCCGCCCCGGCCGGCGGGCGACCCCAAGCCGTCCAGCGCCGATTTACCCCCGCAAAAAATAATTTGATGGGGGGTGGTATCAAAACAGGAAGGAGAAGCAAAAAGTGGCAGCAGATACTTCTAATCGCGCGCGCGCGGAGATCGCGAAAAGGTCTGCCGCAGAGCGCAGAAAACTGGCTAAATTTTTGGCCAAAAACGGATTGAATGACGAAAAAATCCAGTCGCTTGACCCGGTGATTTTGAATGTTTCGTGGATGAAATCCAAGCTGGACGATGCCAGGGAAACCATCGGTGAGGAAGGCATCACGGTGGAATATGACAACGGCGGTGGGCAGTCGGGCGTGAGAGAGAACCCGGCCTTCCGGGCTTATGAGGCATTGTGGAAAACGTACCTGTCTGGATTGGATATGCTGATTAAGCTCCTACCTGTGGAGGTGCCGCAAGAGCAAATATCCGACATTAAGCCGACAAGCGTACTCACTCTGGTGCAGAATCGGAGAAAACAGGACGCATGACCGGCGCACAGATTCCAAGATACCGCATCGAGCCGGAGCGCGTTACGACCGACGGTGCGGACGCCGCAGCGCTGATGGCCGCCTACGGCAATGCGCTGGATGAATGGCAGCAGCTGGTGCTGGACTGCTGGCTGGGCCGGGATGCATCCGGGCGGTACACCGTGACATCTGCCGGGCTGGCTGTGCCCCGGCAGAACGGAAAAAACGTGTGCCTGGAGGGGCGAGAGTTTTTCGGAATGGTCATCAACGGTGAGAAGATCCTGCACACCGCCCATCAGGTGCGCACGGCGAAAAAGAGCTTTAACCGACTGGCCCGGATGTTTACCGACAAGCGGCACCCGGAGGTGCTGGAACTGGTGAAAAACATCCGCTACACCAACGGCGAGGAGTGCATCGAGCTTCTGAACGGCGGGAGCATTGAGTTCTCGGCCCGATCCCGGCAGGCGGCCCGCGGCTTTGACGGCATCTCGCTGGTGGTCTATGACGAGGCACAGGAACTGACGGACGACCAGGTGGAGGCAATCATGGCCACGCTGGCCGCATCGGCCACCGGCACCCGACAGCTGATCTATACCGGAACCCCGCCTTATCCGGGCTGTCCCGGCGACGTATTCCGCCGCCGCCGGACGGCCTGTCTTGGCGCACCGGGCGCGCACGATGCCTGGCACGAATGGTCAGTGGAGGGAGAGCAGGTTGACAAGATCGACCTAGAAGATCACGCGGTCTGGTATCAGACGAACCCGGCCATGGGCATTCGGCTCAGCGAGGAGTTTGCGGCGGAGGAGTGCCGGAGCATGAGCGCCGACGGCTTTGCCAGAGAACGCTTGGGCTGGTGGAGCCCCGTTCTGACGGAGCAGAGCGACAAGGCGCTGGATGCCCGGGCCTGGGAAGCCTGTGCCAGCGAGGCGGAAAAGCCGGAGGGCAAGACCGCTTACGGTGTCAAGTTTGCCGCGGATGGTTCTGCTGTCTGCCTGTGCGGCGCGGTGATCCCGAAAGACGGTCCGGCGCGTGTATCCCTGATTGAACAGCAGCCCACCGGCCGCGGCCTGGCCTGGCTGGTGGACTGGCTGAACGAACGCTATGACCGCGCAAGCTGTGTGGTGATTGATGGCCGCAACGGGGTGGACGTGCTGGTGGAGCGCATCCGCCCCACCTGGAAAGCCAAAAGTGCCGTGCTCCGCCCCTCTGCCAGGGACGTAATCGCATCGGTAGGGCTGTTTACCACCACCGTGAACGAGCGCGGCCTGACCTGGTACAAGCCGCAGCAGGCCCTTGCCGAAAGCGCCGTTACCAGCACCAAGCGCCCCATCAGCGGCGGGTATGGCTTTGGCGGCGACAACAGCCTGCCGCTGGAAGCCTGCGCCCTGGCACTGTGGGGCGCAAAAACCTGCAAACGCGACCCGACACGCAAGATGAGGATTGGATAAAGGAGAACCATGACGACTACCCTGAATTTTGGTATTGTGGCCGGGCTGACCGCCGCGGAACAGCAGCAACTCAGCGACCTGGCCGAGGCGTACACCTATCACCAGAGCCACAACGCCACCAAAGACAAATATTATGAGGGTCATGTGACCCTGAGGGATGTCAACCTTGGCATTGCCCTGCCCACGGGGCTGCGCGGGCTGGAGGTCGGCTGCAGCTGGGGTCAGAAAGCGGTGGATGTGCTTGCCGCCCGCAGTATGTTTGACGGCTTTGTGGGCACCGGCGGCAGTCTGGACAGCCTTGCCCGGCTGGTGGCGGATAACCGCCTTGTGGCCGAATACGCCAAAGCCTGCCGTGATGAGCTGAAATACGGCTGCGTGTTTGCCACGCTTTCGGCTGACGATGCGATCGGCTGTCGCATCCGCTTTCACTCCCCTGCTGCGGCCGCTGCCCTGTGGAGCGGCGAGAAAGGCCGGATCGACTGCGGCCTTGCCATCATCGACACCATGAAGGACGAAAAGGACGAAGGGAAATGGACCCCGTCCATCGTCAACTTCTATACCGACACCGCCCTGATCGTACTGACCCGCGAAGGGACCGTCTGGACAGCAGAACGGCATCCCAATAAGATGGGGCGGCCGCTGATGGAGCCACTGATCTGGAACGCCACCAGCAGCAAGCCGTTTGGCCGCTCCCGGCTGAAACGGCCCATCCGCTCACTGATTGACGATTATGTCCGGGTTGTGGCCAACGCCGCCATTGCGCTGGAGTTTGACACCACGCCGCAGAAATACATCCTCGGCGTGACCGATGAGCAGTACGATACCATCGTATCGGACAAGTTCCGGCAGTATGTCGGGGCGATCATCGCGGCCACGACCGACCCCGACACCGGCGAAAAACCCGCGTTCGGCCAGCTGGCACAGGGCAGCCTTTCGCCGCACGTTGAAAAGATGCGGATGACGGCCACCCAGTTTGCCGCTGCCACCGGTCTGACCGTGACCGATGTTGGCGTGGTGAACGATGCCAACCCCACCAGCAGCGATGCCATACTGGCCCAGAGCCAGACCCTTGTATTGCTGGCCCAGCAGCTGAACACCGGCAACGGGGATGCACTACGCACCATTGCCCGGATGGCCCAGGCCATTGCCCGCAAAGTAACGCTGGATGAGCTGACCGAGGAAGAGCGGGACGTGATGGCCCACTTCAAGAACCCGGCGATGCCCAGTGTGGCCGTGACCGCGGATGCCGCCATCAAGATTGCTTCCGCCCGGCAGGAGTTTGCCGCCACCGACACGTTTTTGGAGATGATCGGCTTTGACCAGGCCGATATCCGCCGCATTAAGGCGCAGGAACAGCGGGTGCGCGGGCAGCAGTTGCTTGTTGAGGTAGACAATGCAGATAACGGCGAAAACGTGGAATGAATACATCACCCGGCTGTCCCGCCTGAACCAGAAAGCCGGGCAGCTGATGCGGCAGTACATAGACACCCACGGCACCGGGGATGCCGATGCGCTGATTACTTACGCCGCCGCACTGGTGACAAAATACGGCGAGGGCAGCGCAGAGTTGGCCTGCCAGATGTATGACGCCCTGGCCGAAGCGGCCAACGCCGGGGTGCCCGCAGCGGAGCCTGCCGAACCGGCAGATTACGGCGAGGTGGCCCGCATGGTGAACGCCACCAAGAACCAAAACCCGGCCAACCTGCCCAACGGCGTCAGCCGCCTGGTCAAGCGTGCCGGGGCCGATACCACCCTGAAAAACGCTGTTCGCGACGGGGCCGAGTGGGCCTGGGTACCCCACGGGGACACCTGCCCGTTCTGCATCACGCTGGCAAGCAATGGCTGGCAGAAAGCCAGCAGCAAGGTGCTGAAAGGCGGCCACGCCGACCACATCCACGCCAACTGTGATTGTGAGTTTGCCATCCGGTTTGACCACAATACCACTGTGGCGGGATATGACCCGGAAAAATACCTTGCGCAGTACAATGCGGCAGGCGGCGACATCAACAAAATGCGGCGGGTGAACTACGCCGCCAACAAGGAACGCATCAACGCACAGAAAAGGGCGGCGTATGCGGCCCGGCGGTTGCGGGAACAGGCGAACCGTGGTATACTTGATGACATAATGGGT